CAGAGATTCCAGAGGTGTATAGAAGCGCACTTCAGAGATATCTAGAAATTTCTCCAGAGATTCCAGAGGTGTATAGAAGCGAGCATTTGAAATTTCTCCAGAGATTCCAGAGGTGTATAGAAGCGCACTTCAGAGATATCTAGAAATTTCTCCAGAGATTTCAGAAGTCCTCCATTATAGATCTTTGTTATTTCAGCAGTCCCACCCATTCCCATAGCGGGATTCTTAACTTCAATGTAGCATTCATCGTAGTTTGCTTTTGCCAGGCCGAATTCACACATATTTTCGAGATTTTTCCTAGATTGCTCCACTTGCACTTCCCAGTTCTTCTTAGCGATACCGTTTTCAGCAACAGAGGCGAACAAACTTGAATTAGGCAGTACTTCAAGATTTCAACAAGCGACAAGAATGAGTGGCCAAAGAATTACACAGCAGACACCTGATCCAAATGTAGTGCGATGTTCAACGAGGTACACTGATAGAAGGTAGATACGCACCATCCAATCATAAAGATAATTTAGTAGATTCCTTCAGTTACTTCCTTACGGAGATTATCTAGTCCAAAATCGAATTCATCCCAGCAGTCAGTTCGTCGCGGGCCCGCGCGAGAAAACTTAGAAGCAGCGTTGTCATGAGCGATTTGAAGCCGAACCCAGAATTGATCATCAGCAGGATTTTCGAACTCTTCAATTGAACGGTAAGGTGTAACATGATTTGGATTAGCTCCATCACTATCCAAGAGCTGCAATACATTACCATTGTAGGTTGAACGTGGTGCCATGTCAGTTGGAATGAAGCGACCTACAGCGCAGCAAATCTCCACATCACCAGATTGATCGTTGTATACACATGATTCAGTAGAAGCTTTCCAACCAAGGCGTCCTGGATGGCCTTTATAGAAAGCACGGGTTTCTTCAATGATAGCTAGCTTACGTTGAGTATCCATATTAACCTCTCGTTTTCTGGTATTCTACATACTCCAACAATTTAGCAGAAAGCTCTGTTGCTTCCTCTAGAGTTAGAATCATTAGAGCATTCTTTCCTTCTCCTTCATCAATTACTTCCAAGAAGAGGATATCTTTTGGGAACAAAGCATCGAGTTCCAAAGAAGCGTTTGATGTGTCATCACGGTCAGACTGATGGAGTATATACGTTGGAATCTGGTGGCTCATTTCAAAATTTCCTTAAGTTGTGTAGCTAGATCGAATGCTTCCTCTACGGTAAGGACGATTGCAGCAGCCGTGCCATTGTCATCAATTTCAATAACAACGCGATTATTGTCTATATTCACAGCATCTACTTCAATGTGTGAAGCACCATTCCAGCTACCACTTGTAACTGTTTCTTTCATAGTAAATTTTTTAGACATCTGTTCTACCCGCCCAGATGATTAGTGCATCACCCAGTTCTCGAGCTTGTGCAGGAGTAAGTACAAGTGTAGCATGGGCGTTATACCGCTCTGTTGTTTCTTGGATTTTAATGAAACACTCTGGATTCGTGCCACGAAAAGCATCTACTTCAATGTGTGAAGGAAAATCACCACACAATTCTTGTTCAATAGTTAGAAGATGCATTTAACAATCTCCCGTAGATACAGACGCTTTAACATAATCCAAAGTAGTGTTAAATTTATTCCACCACGCGATCGCTCCACCTTCACCAGGGCGTTGCTTGCTAAATGATTCAGCACAAACATCATGAGCGCTTTGTAGTTTACTCCAAAAATCGTCATCATGAGGGTCAGCAAATTCTTCAATTAAACGGTAAGGCGATGGATCATCATGACGCTGTGCTTTATTGTCATAGAAGAGACTCCAAACTGTACCACCATATTCTGAGTATGGCGCCATGTCAGTTGGAATGAAGCGACCTACTGCACATTTACATTCATCGCCAGCTTTACTGATAGCATAATATGCACAACGATTCATTTCCAGATTCCATCCAAAACGTTCTGGATGGCCTTTATAGAAAGCACGGGTTTCTTCAATAATTTCAAGTTTACGTGTAGCATCCATTAACCTTCTCCAATTGTCTGTACGGGTGTGGGGTTTTTCCTTCTATGTTTAAAGAGTATCTTCCCAGATCTCAAAAGTTCGTTTAACCATTCGCGGTGCTAGCTCTGGATGGAAAGTTGCTAAACTATCAAAGCAACTAGTAGCTGTAGCGAAACATTGGAATACAGGCTCTTGATGTTTTCCAGCACCAAATTTCAATAGAGCATCATTGATAATGCGCGCTCGGAATTCAGCTGGAATACGAGTAAGCAATCCTTCATCATAAATTTCAGCTAGTGCAACCGCCGCTGAACGAGCAAATGCTACTGGGATAAGTTCTGATGTTTCTTCATCACCAGCTGTAAATGCATTAAGTGAATCATCATTAAGACGATACCACCATCCAACAAGGCAGTCTGCACCTTGTGGATCAGGCATCATACGCGCGCCACTTTGTGGATCAGCGTTAACATCGATGTAACGTGCAAATAAACGGTAAGGCGCATAGCTGTTTTGATTAGAAGGTAATTGCTCAGACTGTTTCATTTATATCTTCCCATTTTTCAAAGACGCGACGAACGATCTGTGGTGAGAGTTTATTTTGTGCAGTAGCAACAAAATCAAAGAGGCGTGTACAGATAGACCAACCTATCATAGCACTCTTTTGTTCTTCATCAACATCTAAAACAATTTTATCTGCAGCTGAACGTTCAACAGCAGTAATGTGACCATGCACTGCTTCACCTAACATACCAAATTTATCTTCCATATACATTTCTTTGTATACAGCAAGTGCAGCTTGAGCAAAAGGCAGTGGAACAGTTTTGCCATCATTGAAGCGATACCACCACCCAACAATACAAACCGGGCCATCATTATCATGGAATGAAGCGAATGGTGCGTATTGTGTATAATCATCTGGAAGCATCTCAGATTGTTTCAATTCAGGATCCTGCATTTTTCGTCTCCCAGATTTCAAAAGTGCGTTGAACGAGTTTCATACGAAGATTTGATCCATATTGAAAGAACACATTATCGAGCGAAGAAGAATCGAATGCATCCATGAGATGGCCCATACCATCTGGGGTAGCGCATTGGGCGACATGATATTTGAAAGTATCTTCTAACTCTGAAGTAGTACCAGTATTGGCAAACAATTCTGGCCGCACTTCCATAAGCTCTTTACAAGCTTTTTTGAATGCGCGACGAAAAGCAATTGGGCATTTTGTAGAAGTGGCGATGAACTTGCTATAAGCAGAATCACCATAGCGTGTTGATTCACCATGCATAAGAGTACTGAACTCTTCATCACTCAGATTTTTGTAGGGTGGAGCAGAAGTGCGTACCCACCATCCAACCACACAAGAGGACCCTGTGTAGCTATTGAACATTTCACCAGCACCATATAGACCAGGAGTGTCTGGGAGTTTTTCAGAGTTCAGCATAATATAGAGTGTCCTTAAAGGTTATTGGCCATCCAATAAATACATTATATCCTATATGGAATAAAGTGTACCACCTTTATTCCATTAAAGTCAAATTTAATAAAACGCTTTATTGATATAATCTTTGAACTTCTTCTTCTTCTCTTGTGTTTCCATAAGAGATAAGAGTAACGTCTTTGAGATTCTTAGCGTCGTGCTTCAATGTACGCCATGGGTCAATCACTACAGAACCTTTGTGGAAAGGATGATCATCAAAGTACTCAGGCCATCCAATGATGTAACCATCAACATTACCGTGTGCTGCTTCATCTTCGTAGATGACAGTACAATTCCACTCATGCTCCAAATAATGTCCTATTAGCATTGAGGGTGATCCTTCTGCTTGGTGTACGCCCGGCTTAAATCCCTTACCCATTATACGCACAAGGTAATTCTCTTGGTTTGATGTACTAGGTCTTTTCATTGCAACGAAAGCAAGTGTCTCTATAAGGCAGAAAGCCATGTTACGCGCTTGTTGCTCTCTTGCTGTCATAATTGCATCAAAGAGATCGTACCCAAAATCGTGCTGCTTAGCAAACCATCGAAGTGCAATGTTATCTCTTGGATGACACCCACCTCCGTCACCAAGTCCTGCTTTCATATACTTAGGACCCATGATGCGATCTGTTGACTTCTTCAAAGCGTTTGTTACAACATCAACATTCATATTGCCAACAACTTCTGATGCGTCTTGGATCATATTCACAAGCACGAGTTTTGCTGTGATGAAAGTGTTATAGAAGATTTTGATACTTTCTGCTTCTTCCCATGTACCCAATTCAGTGCGGGTGTTTGGGTCTATTACAATTGTAGAGTAGAATTTTACAAGTGAATCGTAAATACTATTTGGTTCACCAGTTTCAGTACCAAAGATCATCATCTCCGGATTACGCATATCAGATTTCACTGTACCCTGTGCGATGAGATACGGATTATAGATGAACTGCCCATTCTCAATTAAAGGTGCAATCTCACGCCTTACTGTTCCTGGTAACACTGTAGAAATAAGTACAATGAGTGTACCGGGTGTTACATGATTATCAACATCTTTAATTGCCTGTGTTACAATGTCATAATTAAAATCCTTTGGTGGAAGGTGTGATGTTGGTGCTTTACCGTCATAGTCTGGATGATGTGGTGTAGGTACAGCAACGAAGACAATCTGTTTATTTTTCACAGCATCTTCCAAATCATCTGCCATGTAAACTTTAGTATCTACAAAGTTGACATCGAAGCCAGTGACGTCATGTCCTGCTTCATGCATAACTTCTGCAGCGTCTTTACCTAGCTTCCCTACACCCACAAAACCAATTTTATAACTTGTCATGATTAACCCTTATGATTCTTTATAACGGAGTTCAATAGACCTTCCCATTCAGGACCGCGTGAATCCCAGTTATACATATTGTCTGCATAGTTCTTTACATATGCTAGCTTCTCTTGGTGACCATCTTCCCAAAAATTGCGAACGAGATAATCAAGAATTGAAGCATGCATGTTCATGTGTTCGTGAGAATCTTCACTCCATTGATACATTGTAGCAAGGCCGCCAGTAGTTTCTGGTAGTGCTGCAAGATTAGGGCAGATGACTGCACACCCAGCGCTCATTGCTTCCATTACAGAGATGCAAGAAGTTTCAGGCCAGATAGAAGGATACGCAAAGATGTGTGCTTCTTTTAGTGCTTCCCTTACAACTTCATTTGGCTGATATCCGTGATACGTAATCCCTTCGTGTTCGGAGAGATAATCAAAGAGTTGTGTATACTCGGAATCTCTTTCTTTCCAACCGTATGCTTCAAAGCTCGAGAACACGTCAAGATGAATACTATCACCATGGATTTCATAGAGGCTTTTGTAGATAGGCCATAAGAGTTCAAGTCCTCTGTGCGGTGTAGTGTGATAAATGATACGAATGACGTCTTTTGATTTCTTTACAGTTTCAAACGGGTCAATTGCATTCCGCATTACAAGCGAATTCTTATACGGTACACCAAGAAATGCGTTGTAACCAAACATCTGCCAATTTGAGACGAAGAGTGTTTTAGCAAAACGATCTCGTGATTCTTCTTGTTGTAGATGAGTAGCTTCTGGATCATTCCACAAATCATGTAACCACAGAAGGTTAGGGCGCTCACTATCTACTGCACGTACACGCGAACAGATAATGTTAACCTCATCTAGAAGACTAGAATTTACACGCTCTTTTAAATTTTGAAGCATTTGTTCTGTTCCACCATTACCATTTACGGTAACACCTTCATCAGAAATATCACCAGTAGCAGGTGCTTTGGTGTCGTCGGTAATACTAAATTTCATGCTTAACTCCTAAAGCAAAATATAATCATTCTCTTGTGAATCGGGAATCAAGTCAGTGTCAACTCCCATGATCGTATATATTCGTCGGAGAACCATTCGTTCTGGAACATCAGTGAGATGTCGTTTAACAGTTTCCAAAATCGGCCAAGCTTGTTTTGCACCATCTTCAAGTTCACGGAGAATGATTTCTTCAACTCGGCGATCTCGCTCTTTGATACGTTGTGCGCGTGCTGCATGTCTGGAATTCATTATTTTTCATAATCCTTAGTGCCGCTCATGAATGTTGGTGGCCATCTATGAAGGTCGGGGTGTTGATAATGGGTTTCACCGGGTTGTGGATATGATGGTATAACCGGGTGATTTGGAAATGTCAGGGGCTTAGGGTTTCCTTGCTCCACCGGCTTTTTTATGAGACTAACTTTAACCTTAAGTGAATTCAAATCTGCAATAAGCGCTCTTACGACCATACTTAATTGATAGACTTGAAGTTCCAAATCTAAAATTCTTTGTTTCTTACTCATTTCAACCATCCTTTAATATCACCATTAGAATCAGCACACATAACAACTCCACGCTTCATTTCAATCATTGCAGATACTACTGAACTAATAAGCCAAATAGAGAAAACAATAAGTAACACAACAATAATACCAAAAGTTTTTTCTACTACATCCCATGATTCCCAAAACATTATTGAATCTCCCAAGAACCGTCAGGCTGGCGACACGCTAGTCCATATGAATTGTGTAAACCACCAGCGACTTTGACTCGGTGATTATATTCACGGCAGTATTTACCTTCCGCAGTTTTGCGTGTTGATGTAGGAATAGTCACTCCAGCATTTCCAGTGTTAGGATTATCCCATTGAACTTTCGTATTGTTAGGTGCACGCTCAAGTGCAGTCTGGAAAGAATTCTGCATCATTCGATTATCGGCAGCGTCAAGTTGTGCACCGATACTTCGCCCTGCCATACCACCAAGGAAAACACCCACAGTCGTAGCAATAGCCTTACCACTCCCACCACCAAATTGACTCCCGACCAAACCACCAGCAGCGGCGCCACCGAGCAAACCAACCGTCTCTTTACCACCAAGTGATTGACACCCGGTAATAGCAAACATCATTATTCCTACAATCAAAACTTTAAACATGATTACTCTCCTTAATAAAAACTCCAGCGTTATTTAGTTCACGCCGCATATTATGACCTGGATTGATAGCTTTACAAAATTCAGCATTTACTGTTACTGCCATACTTTTTATTGTAGACGCATCTAATGCAGTCCAAGCAACACAGTAATCTAGAGCTAACCCAATAATTTCAATTTCATTTACACCTTTAGTAGTTAACATTGCGCCTAAACCAGAAGATACTCCATCATTATCAAAAAATGCAGAATAAGAATCTACAAATCTATTCATACCTTTCCGGATAATCACGTCCGCGTAGGGTGTAATGTGCTGCAGTAGTGGATGAAACTCCCACCCATAATCACCAATCACACAGTGTGCTGGCCAAAAGGTATTACCGTCTAAGTCGATTTCGAAATGACGTTTGTCATTATGATTTTCTGCAAAAAATTCATGATTCATTGGGTGAGTGTCTTGAGTAAACACTAGCATTGGTGGTTCAGGAGAATGTAGAAGATGGTTAATATATGATTTCACCCGAAAAGCAAAAGCGTCATCTGCACCCGGCACTGCTAATGCACCGTGTTCCATAAAATCATTCTGCATATCAACCACAATTAATGCTTTCATTAAAAGTCTTCCTTTTCTTCAATAGTGACAAATGTACAAAGAAGATAATCTTTGAAGCTAATTGTTCTATCCTCATGAGATGCCATATACGCTGTTGCATCAATTCTCCAACATATTAATGCTATGTTAATCCAGAAAACAAAAGCTAGAATTGTAAGACCAATGAATGTAGTAACCCACGTACTAATACTTATCGTGTAAATAGTAAGCAATATTGCAGCAACATTAGCTGCACACCACGCAACAATTTTAAAGACAGTAATAAGAATTGGTGAGGGGTTAATAACAAATTTACTCATTGAGAAAACTCCGGATTTCTTCTAGACTAAGAGGGCGCTCCCAAAAATCCCAATTGACATTGAAATATTTAGCGCCTTTAGTATAAGGAGGACACAGCTCACTAATTGCATTTGAATTTTTGTGAACATGTCCGTGAATGTTAACTTTACCAAACAATTCAGCTGGGTGAATAGGCGCGTGCGAAATCCAGCATTTTTTGTACTTGAAGAATCCATGAATTTTATCGAAAGTATCTTCGTATGCTTCTCTTGGAAGTTCATCGTGGTTACCATATACAAAATTCACAGTGTTGATATGTGCTGTTCGTGCACGCCATTCTGCAACTGTTGCTTCAGCGTTAGGTGTCTTGAAAATCCAATCACCCAAGTTGTAAAGAATAGTACGACTCGGGAGCGCTTCAATAGTTGACATGACAAATTCATTGTGCTCTGCAACTGTCTCAAATCCAAACCAGTTTCTATATTTCAAAACTGCTGGTTGGCCTAAATGCAAATCACTTGTGAAAAACACATCCACTATTTATCTTCTCCAATTTTTCTCTTATCAGTAGCGCCAGCGAGTAAGGTAGACAATGTCTTACCAAAAGATTCATTTGCAGCATTGAAATTCTCAGTAATATCATCGCTAATCAGCTTATCATATCCTTCTTGACTAGCTTCAATCTCATCAATAATTCTATTTAATCGAGAAGTTTTCATGCCAAGATGTTCCATAGCTATAGCCATGTCAACAAGCTCACCGACGGCATGTTTCAAACCATCTGAATATTTTGCTTTTCTAGTCAAGTCCATGTCACGTCTCTCCTATTACATTTTCCCCACTGTCTAGCTCCTCTAGCAAAAGCTTCAAAGAGAGATTCTTTACCTTTAACTGCAGCATATGGATTACGAAGGTGGGTGTGTTTCCCAGCCGCGTCCCATCCCTGAACCATTACTTGATATAATTCATCTTCTGAATGTTCGTAATCCATAGTGTTGTCTCCGCTTAACAGTTAGTAAATTCTAACTCATCTACGATAAACTTGTCAAGTTTATTTTTTGCTTCAATAATGTCTCCTGCCTCTACTGGCACCCGAGTTAACACAGTTGGTCCCAAATCATCGAACTTGAATGTATACGTGTTTAACACACCATCAGCTCGAATTTTACTATCAGTTAGCGAAACTTTAAAAGCACTCATTTTGGTGCAGGTGCTGCTACACAATCCAATCCACCGATACCGTCAGTGGTGAATGTCTGATTACATACCTTACCAGAAGGCGTAATCCACTCATAAGCGCGAAAGTTAAACCCATGAGCTTCAACCTGATATGCTGTCGTTTCAGCAACCGGCCACCCAGAAGTAACCATACTGTCCCAGAGGCGTAGGGATTTAGCTACAAGCCAACCACCAACACCCACAACACTAATAACAATTACATACGCCAATACTGTTTTCCATGAACTCATAATAAATCTCCGTTTAATAAAAACGTTTTGAACTTTTAGTAGTGCTACTTTCAGTTAACTTTTAGTAGTGCTACTTTCAGTTTTGCCACGCCCTGCTTTATTCAAGAGTGTTGTTGGAATTTCATCATCACCAAAACCATGATGGCGATAAAGTACAATAAGTTTAACTAACACCCAATTTGGAAGTGGCATGTTGTGCACGTAAGAACGAACTTTATCTGTCCCACGTGTTTGATAATTATAACGCGAAACAGTATCGAAAATTCCGAAAGTTTTCGCCTGATGCATCAACCCCATTCCACTAATGTTATATGAGTAAAAATCACCACTCCAATTTAAGTCTGGGTTAGTTTTAACTAAATCTTTAACATCTCGCAGAAGAGCATCAATCCGTTTACTATTAGCTACTTTTTGAATTTCACCACGATCATGTGGATTTTCAACTTCAGCTGTAGATGCTAAACGGATAGGCAATTCAATCTGATGAAACAAACCTTTGTTTCCCAGGATTCTACTAAGCAACTGGTTCAATTGAACGAATTCATCGGGGGATCCAGTCAGTTCTCCCATTGTTGTATCAAGTTTCATAGTTAACCTCAACTTCCTAAAAGAAGTACCCCAATGATAAGTACGATAAGTGTTATAAAATATTTGTTGGTGAAGACACCATACGATTCTTGAATAACACTACCACCACCCTCTACACGGGAATTTCGAAATCCACGCATCACGCAGAACGCTACTACGAAGGCTACTAGAAAGCCCATTGCATCATCTCAATCATTATACTCTCCTCTCATACCATTTTCGATAAACATCTGGGATAACAATATCACGAAACCCAGCTTGTACGTAAGCATCATAAACTATCTTTAAACAGTGTGCTTGGTCAGATTTTCGTGAGCCTAGAATTTCTCCGTGCAACCACGTAGTCTCTCCATCTTTATTATAGTCGACGTAAGGGTAAATGAGATTGTCCAGATAATTTCGGTCACAACCAAGTTTACCATGTAGACTTGTGCGAAGCACTTCACCAATCCGATGAACAACTCCACCATCAACGTGGGTTCGAAGTATTTCCCGAAACCTGATTTGCTTTGCTGCAAGTTCCATTGCTGTGGCCGCCACTACTAACACTAGATGGGACGGGAATAGGACTAACAGCAGAGAAGCGGCCACCATTACTCATTGCAGTATTGCAGCGATTCTTAAGACTCTGAAAGGTATCACATAACTCTGCAAGTGTAGCACCGTGAATGTCAAAGTTAATGTCGTAGAGTTCTTCCATATCGCTCCCCTTAAGATACTTCAGCATATTCGATCGCCAATTCAAGTGCGTGTTCTTTAACATTCTTCTTGGAACCAAACCAAGCAGATGCCAAGCGATTGTCTTGCTTGCGGCCCATGATGTGATCTGTCAGGTAAGTAACAGAGTTAAATGCAGGCCACCAAGTGCCCGCACCATACTGTGCTCCAGGCTGCGTAGTAAGGATTTCGTGAGCTTCTGTAGCAGCGCGGGAGTACTTTTTTACCGCGCCTTCTCGCTTGCCAGTCTTCAGTGGGAACACCCGGTCAAGGTACTCCATCACGTTCTCAGGCTTCGCTCTCTTAGAGCCCAGGAATTTTGCAGCTTCAAGATAAGAAGCAGATTGCTGACGTACCATACCCAGGGTTTCTTTCACCTCTGAAGCATCGAAAGCACGTCGGTGATTAACCTTAATTGCAGTGTCAGCTTTCGATGAAAGTGAAAGAGTGAGAGTGTTGTTACATACCACCCGAATCTGGGTAGTGCGAATATCAATGGATTTACCGTACTGATGTGGATTGCTGAAAAGCAAGAAAGGCTCGACAACATCACCTTTGAAAACTTCAAAAGGTTCACAGATGCGGGCAAGAGCCCATACACGTTTACCGTCGAAGAGTGACCCAGCAGTGTGCATCTGCATCCCGCCAGCAACCACAAATTCATGAAAGAACTCGAATGCTTCAGAATTTTGCAGCGGGTTCCAATCATCACCCACCATGTCCAGGAGTGCACCATCAGTGCTGCGTACTAGCGCCTGCTTACCAGGAGCGTGCTGATATGTACCGTCGGGCTTGGCGTAAAAGAGAGGTTTCTTTTCAACTTCCCAATCCAAACCAGCGACTTTGAGCATCTGTTCAGGTGACAAATCGTGAGGTACTTGAACCCCAAGACCATGCCAAGGAACCTGTCCAGCGAATGCCATTGTTTCTACTTCGTGGCTCATATGTTTATACCTCGTTGTCAAGAATTATGCGGCGTGTTTCTACGAAGTCTACGCTCTCAGAGTAATACCCGTTACTCTCTCCAATCCAACGAACGGTAACCAAACCAGTTCGGGTGCGGAATTTGTAGAAAGTCCAAGTGTAAGATTCACGGCTTGCGTTATTACCATCGTCGTATTCAGTAGGATATGAGAGCGTAGCTTCAGAATAATGTTCGAATCCTTGCTCTGAAATCTCTTCAGCTTCAAGTAAAGGAGAACCAACCAGTTCTTGGAGGTCACCTACGATTTCTGCTACATAACAACTTTCACAGCAATCTTGCTCGTGATAGAATTTGAAGTTACGTCCAGACTCAGTAGCGATGAGAATTTCATCATCATTTTCGTGGCCAGTGATAGCTACAATAGTCTCACCAAGTAGTGCACTAACTTCTGCACAATCGTCAGTGTAAGTGTAAGTGTAACCGTCCATGCCTTTGTAATTCCTCCAGCCCATCCTATCTACCTTGTTACTTATCAGTGATTAAGGTTCCATTATAAACCTTACCGCTTCGGAAGTACACCTTTAAATTGTAAAGAGATTGTACACTTATTTGCCGCCTTCGCTAAGTGTACAATTGCCTTAGTCTCTAAGTCGAGTGCAACCGCGCGGTGGGTGTTACTTCTTAAGATTCTCAACTACATGCATATTGATGTAACACTCAACGCGATCGAGCTCTCCATCAGCGGAGCCTCGGCAAAGAGCTTCATTTGCTGCGAGGCGTGAAGAGTAAATACCCACAACTTCTGCTTCCGCTCCATTCATCAATACGTAAACTTTCATACTTTTGCTCCAGGCGTTGGGAAATTGTATCGTTCGTAGTAGTCTGCTGTGCGCTCGAAGCGAGCAACTGCTTCTTCGATATTCTCGTAGCTACGGAATGCATCGTTCCAAAGAATCTTACCAGGGCAATCCCACTTGATGTCTTCACGGTGAACGGTATAATGTCCCCAACCTTTAGTCCGCCAGCGGTTGCGCATTCCCCAACCTGCTAGAGCTAAGTCAGTCCCAGGATTCTTGGTGTCGATTTCCATGGCGATATCACCACGAGCGATTTTGAGAATCTGACCACCTTCAATTTTCATACCGTGTATCTCTGTTTGGGTGCAACCGCCGGGCAAGTGTTTACTGATTGCGAAAGAAAACACCAGGTCCGCGGAGGGTGTCGTGGTAGTACGTGATGTAGTCGATGTACCCGTTCTCTTTGCAGATGCGATTATAATCTGGACGTGCTTCATCAGTAGTCAGTTCAGGGTGGGCGTCATCGAAAGCTGCAAGGTCACGCCCAGCTTGTGGGAAGTTCTTCGTCGGGATCATATCAAATTTCCTGGGGAGTGGATTGAGCGAAGTCCATGTAATTGTCAAACCCGTATGTAACACAGAGGTCATCAAAGAGTTGGCAGGTCGCGTCGAGGTTTCCAAAGTAACCACTTTCTCCGACAAGGTTATCGTCGAGTTCTTCAAGCGCGTCGAGGTTTCCAAAGTAACCACTTTCTCCGACAAGGTTATCGTCGAGTTCTTCAAGCGCGTCGCAGCAAGCGTTCCAGCGTGTCGCAAATACTGCAGCAGTCGAGGATGGCATAAGAACAGTCCTTCTGTTATTACTCGGCCAGATGATTCTAGCCGAGTTGGTGCAACCGCCCGGTGGGGGCTAGCCGACGAGGTCAGCGACGAAGGCCTGGACAGCAGCGTCTGCTTTGCCAGTGACTTCCGTTTCGACGAGCGTCACGGTCGAAGTAGCGAAGAGTTTTCCCAGCTGCTCAGCAGTCCGCTTGGCTTGGCGCTCAGAGCGAAAGGTGAAGACCTTCGCGACTTCCTTTTCGCCAATCTTGGCAGAAGCCGAGACGGTGAAGATCTTGCCAGGACCGCGGGGCTCCTTTTCGGTGGCAGGTGCAGCGGGCGTTGCAGATGCAGTGCCAGCGGCGAGGGCCTTTGCAGCTTTCAGTGCAACCTTGGTAGCAGCTTTCTGAGCAGCAGCAGAAGGAGTCGGGGTAGCAGGTGCAGTAGTAGGCGTGTTCATAAGAGTATTCCTTGAAAAAAATGGATGGCGCGGGTGCGTCGTTGGTGGTCGTGTGTCAGTCAGCGATGTTGGTGTTCACGTGGTGGAGTGAGAGTTTGTAGCGATGCCCATCAGCAGCATCGACGATGAAAGGAAAGCGGGAGCGCCGTGAGTGAAATTCGATGACAGTGCCCGTTGTTGATGCTCCAGAGCGAGTGAGAATTTTGACTCGGCGGCCGACCATTTCAGGGTAGCACATTTTCAGTGCAGTGACTTCTTTGGTCAGGACTTCACCTTCCTCGGTCGTTTCCGAAGTAATGACTTTCGTTGTCATTGATGTTCCAGAGAAGCGGCCACCTCCGACTGAGATTGAAAGGCCGAGCGATTCCAGTTTTGCAGCGAACTCCGGGTCAGCAAAGTGCTGCTCGAGGAGTGCGGCGACTGCTTGTGCTTTTGCTTTGTTCATAATGCAGGTCCTGAGCGGAGGGGTGGTAGTCCCCCTCCGGGAGTATTAGTCGGTGTAGATGATGGCCTGGCAGTTCGGGCGATGGGCGTCAACGAAGAGCATGCGGTCAGGCGTGACGTCGAAAGAGACGTAGTGGTGCAAGCGCTCATCGCGGGTGATGAGGACGAACATCCAGCAGCCGGCGTCAGCGTCGAAGACAGCAGCAGCGTCGTTCGTGTCAGTCAAGTCAGACGTGCAGGCAGCGCGGGTGCCGCCGGCGGGGTCGTAATCGAAATCCTTGAAAGAGTGCAGTGGCGTATTCATTGAGCGTGTTTCCGTGTGGCTGGTTGGTGTCGGTCAGTTGATAAGTCCATTCTATACAGATTGGCTAGAATAAACATACCTAAATTGTTAACGATTTCAATCACTTACGGGCCTGTTACACTAAGTGATTGAATCTACACTTGTTTTTAAGCACACCTAGCAGCTACGTCGAATCTCCGCATTTTTCTACGCGTATATAAAGGACTAAAAAATATAGTGTAGAATCAGGCACTTAGAGCACCACCGTCTAGAGGAAATATAGTGTAGAATCAGGCACTTAGCGTATTTCGCCTTCATAGATTTTCTTAGCAAGGTTGACACCTTGATGACCGTCCTAGAAATGACGCTAGAGTGAATCGTCAGAAACCCTATAGAAATCAGGCACTTAGAGCCCATATTTGTGGTCATTTTCTTACCACGAATGGTCATTATTTGTGCAATGCTAACAGAAACAATCACTTACGCACCACTCTGGCTTTTGAGTGTAAAATCAATCACTTAGGTGACCTGAGCTCTAAGTACCTGATTTCATACAGGTTTTATATGTGTAACATTTGGCTCAACCATATAGAATGGACTTATCAACTCAACGGCGGAAACGCCCGGACGCTAACATGGCCGCACGCAAGGCACCACCAAAGACTGGGTCGAAACTTCGACGCTGCAGGGAGCATCTCTACATGCTCGCCGCTGTCTACAGAGTTCGATGCTACTGCTGCGGCGAAATCATCGACGCTGAAAAGCTCATCGAAGGTACAGCTGCTGATGGCGCACTTTGGCACCACGTTGACTTCGACCGCACCAACAACGACCCAGCCAATTTGGCGCTGGTCCACCGGGGCTGCCACAAATCATTCCACAACGCTTACGAACGTGGCGAAGACATTCGCACTGCTGCAGCTGTTAAGCACTGGGGCCCGACACCCATCGACCAAGCACCAAATCGCACTCGGGTATCTGGAACAATTCTCCCGAAACGCCGACGCGCTGCCAAATAATTCTGGAAAACATTATGCAAATGTTCGATCAAGTCAAGGGCTACGCCACCTACGCCAACGCGCTTAAGAAATTGGAAACGTGTTGTAACCTCGACACAGAGCGTTGGATGATTATCGCCAACTCACATGGCCGCTTCGTCCCTACCGTGATGCTTCGGAATGGGGAAAACTCTCACATGGCCGCCCGCGGCATCTGCGTAGCAGGATGAATAATATGAAGACAATCAACCTAGCTGAAGTTCAAGCAGTACTACAAATCGAATTCGACGCTGCATCTGAAGGTCTCCGCGCTAACACCGCCGACCCTGACGGGTCGTCCACACACTGGGCGTCTTACAATGCGCGCCGGCGAACTGTCTGTAACATCGCCGATGACCTTGGTATTACCATCAAAGCTTACCCTTACTAGGAGCACGACTGTGACAGACCTTACTGCTTTTCGCGCTGCTGACGCTGAAATGGACGCTGCTGAAGCTTCCCTCCCAGAATATGACATGGATGGGAGTCACTTCGACTGCACACCAACTTACGATGACATCTGCAAACGCCACGGCTTCGAGGGCTTTCACGACTGGCAGTCTTTCTGCATGGGAGTTGATGACGCTTGGAGCAGCACTGTCGACGTCGATGATTTAGCTCGCGCCGAGCAACTCTCAGTTGAAGGTTTTATGGCGAGTCCCACCGCATGATTATTCCCACACTCTACGTCTCTGACAACAGCGCAACTTGCCTTACCGTCACAGACATGTGCGCTTCTAATCGTACATGCGGAGTTGACCACGCCCAGGAGTACTACTACTCCCACGACTGCAAGTACTTGGAAGAATTGAGTGGTTGCCCCGAAGACCCAGAGGTCACAGAGTGGCTCAACTCTGAAGATGGACAAGCAAGCACTGAATATTCTACTGACATAGCGAATCAATCATATCAGGGAGAAGGCCAATGCTAGTCACCGAAGCTGATGTCCGGGAAGCAATCCATAAACACAACTGTATAACGATGCACGCCCACGACTGCGCCCGTGATTTCTGTGAAGCGAAAGGTTACCCTAAAGATCGCTGGTTTGTTGATGCTGTAGATTATGATGACCCATGGATGTTCGTACATCTCAAAGAGAAGCAGACACGTGATCCCGACCAAAACACAGCTTGTGTACGCATGGGACTTCAATGGCTTTGGCGAACGAAGAAACAGAAAGTAGCATTGTTACATGACGTTGCTACGGCGACCCGACAAGCTGCTGAACAGATAGATGCAGAATCTCGTGAAAAGTCAGCAGTAATGATTGAACGCCGCATCGCTGCTGACACTGACCGCTTAGAAGAATTACGTAGAACGGAGATATAACAAATGAAGAGTAAAAATAAGGGATACACAAGCATTGAATTAGTTGTCGCGTTTGTTGCTATATTTGGTGTCATTGGATGGTTTGCGAACATTGTACACATCGCAAATCTCGACTCTATCTTTCCACTTAGTGGTTCTACACTAATAAGTGTTATTGGTGTACCAGCATTCCCCGTAGGTATGGTCATGGGTTGGATAGTGATTCTCGGATGACTATAGCCACGCTCATCTTTATGATATGTATAGCGCTGCTGAGTGTGGTTGCTGCGAGTCTGTCACACAGTAGTCATCCTTCAGCTAGCGCTATTCGAACACGTAACCTATACTTCTTAGGGGAGCGGCGAATCAAATGAGAATTGAATTAGTCATTGCAGCACTCTTGTCTTCATCGCTTAGACAAGCTAACTGGAATTTTGAAAATCTCACAGAAATTGAACAAGGACTTGTTCAAAGTCAAATTGTGCTAGACACAGTTAAAGAATGGGTTACTGCAGAAGCGATTATCGCAGAAGCAATGTTTACTTCAAAAAAGGATAACATGCATTGAACGCATTACTTGATGGAAAGCGCACTGCTGAAAAAGAACTCGATAGTGTTGTTGCACATCTCAGAGTAGCTTTCAGTGGTATCTATAAAGCGAAACTCGACCCAAAAATTGTTGAGAATCTTCTCTTAGCTCAAATGAAATTGGGAATGATTTCTCGCCATATGGAAATCTCTCTTGAAGACATTTTGGATACATGGGACAGTGATGCATGTAATACGTGTATGATAAATCTTGGAGCTACAGTAGCATATGAGGTTATACACGGTTATGAACTACTTTCATCTTTTCGCGCAAACAGTAACCAAGACGCTGCAATCGCAAGCCGAATTCCATTCAGTGAAGAAAATGTGAAAGCAGTAAGAGCATTCTGTAAATATGTTCGTAAAGAGTATAAAGTGCTTGACGGTAAATACTTCAAGTACAAATGGCGTGGACCACGATTCCCACCAAGTGCACTCGATACTCGCCGTGGAGATGCTACACACTTTTCTTTGTATATGTACAAGAGAATGATTTACACATGAGCGTCTTTGTATCATTAGTAAAAGCAGTATCTGATGCTAATTTCAAATTTTGTGAAGACTGCGCGCATGTAACAGCAGAAGGTATGTGTCAAGCGCCGCAAATGTCTCACGGTATGTTTAAAGGTGACGTTGAGATAGAGTGTGTGGTTGCTCGGCAGGACGGTATGTTTCGATCTTGGTTTAGACGTACATGTGGTGTCACTGGAAGGTTCTGGCGTTATGCTGCGCACAATCACCACAATTTAGATTATGACGCATTACGCGCAAATCTCAAACTCGCCCACGATACTGTATATGTTACTTTAGACTCTGTTGGCGCTAACCGCCTGAAAATTAAATATTGTGGGCATTGTGTTCATGTGTTTAATAAGATTGGTGGGGAAACATTTTTTAAATGTGGCCATGCTGACACTAAACAATATTGCGATCACGAAACAAGTGGAAAATTTCGCGGATGCACAAAATGGGAAGAACCATTATGATGACTCGACATGAGATGATACACAATCTGAAATTCAGCGCTTACTGCACTGTGCGCTTTGAAAAAGTAAACGGTGATGTCCGTGAAGCGATGGCGACACTCAGGGAAGCTAATATCCCAGAAGTTCGTGTAGAAAAAGAGAAAATGCGTAAAGTGAATGAGAAAAATATTCGCTTTTGGGACATTAACGTTGGGCAGTGGCGACAGTTTCGTGTAGATTCAGTTATTTCATTTATTGCTTATGATATGGAGGGTCCCGTATGAACGACGCTGACTTGGAGATTGCTAAAGCTTTTGAAGTCCTTCGTTATAGGGTTTCTGGTCCTGATGTAGAATCACTCGATTTCGTTGAAAAAATGTTTTATGACATGAAACGTGAAGTAGATAAAGCACGCTCAGATGCTGGATATATGAATGATTTGGTTCGCGCAGCTGCTGAAGAATCAGCAAGAAATAATAACTACTGATTTCTTCACTCAGAGTATAGCACCTTGCCAATGCCTTCCAGATAAGGTACAATATTCTTGCTGCCTCTGCATCACTAGTAGAAACATATTATGGCTCAACACTCTACAGAAAGTATGACATTGATACAAATTGCTACTGACACAGGATTCTATTATGGGGTTATCGATGCGTGGTTACAAAAACCCATGGAAGAAGCAAATCTTATCGCTGGCAATGCGCTTTGTTATGAGTATGGACGTTTTATGTAGCTACGGGTGGCCCGCTTCCGATAGGAAGTAATTACGCTAAAAGTCTTCCACTCCGTAACTGTCTCATCAATGATTTAGAAAAGATTACGAATTCACAGAAGATTATGCTTAATGACAATGCAGTGTGGCATATGCTTAAACACGCGGGTGACATTTTCTGCCTTAGTAGAAAGGCACATTTAAGCATATTAGAAGAATGGGAGAAAATTTCTAATGGAAAACAGAGACTATAACACTTACAAAATTGTTACTCAAACTACAGCACCACGTGGCGACAAAGACCTTGAGCGTTGTGGTGGTTACAAAGAAGTGACACATGTTCTCAACCTTCCAAAGACGGTTATTATAGAAGACTTTTTGGAAATTAATAAGGATGTCTATAAAGGAGTAAAACAAATATGGCGATTGGTTTACAGTAGGTATTAAGTAGTATATAATAGTACATATACCTAGTCCTTATATAGAAGGTACGCTGGATGAATATTAAGAAGTTGCAGCAACGCCAGCCCAAGAAAAAAGCGACTACGCACATCCCCCGCGCGTACGATACTTCAAAGTTGGGTGGCGAACCAGAGTGGGGCCCCGTTCTTACGACCCACGACAAAGTCGACATTATGCGCGCACTCAATTGGTACTCATATTTTGATGATGCTAAGAGTTGCGCCAAATACCTTTTTGAACACTACACTGGCGTAGTTAACATTGAGCCTTTGAAAGACCTTAGCGTTAAACGCATCCCACCGATTCTTGGTACTGTCTGCCGAATGCAGTCGCTTGGATGTAAATTCGAAGACCGTTCTTTGGAAGTCTTCAGTAAAACGCTTGCTCACACTATGACACTCGTTGGCACGCTTGATATAAACGAAGATGGTGAAGTCATTGACCCACCCAAGCCGTTTAAACTTACGTCTGCTGAGAAAGCACAAATCAAACTCGACAGTCTTTTAGGCTTTGTAGAAGGTGTGATTGATGACGCCCTCGCTAATGACTGTCGCACTAAGTTCAATATGTATCAATGGTTAACGGAAAATCAAATTAAACCAAAGGACTGTGTTTACATTACTGAAGCATATGCCCCTATGTACGCGGAACTTACAGAAGCGCTTGGTGATAAGGAAAATGAAGACTTCCAAGATGCATACGGTCATCTCTCCCGAGCAGCTCTGAAACGATTACACAAAATTTATGAGTCTATTGTGGTTGACACCTTCAGCTACAAAGACACTGCTAAGAAGGTTTCTAAGACAACACGCGGCACTAACAAATTTAAGTCTATACCGTTAGATAAGAAACTTTCAAAGGTTAAATTTCAAACACAAGACACAGAAACTCAAGCAGCATCGGTAGATCCTAAGGGTATCATCGGAGCAAGAGAACTGTGGACATACAACAGTAAATACAAAAAGCTCACACGATTCATTGCGAAAGAAGGTGGATTCGACATCAAAGGAACTGCACTGCAGAACTGGGATGAAGACAAATCTGAATGCAAGCGCTTGAGGCAACCTGCTGTGGTTGTACCAAAAGTAGTTAACGCCGGGAAAATTGACTTACGGTCAATCATTTCTGAGCTTGCTACAAAGCCCGCAGGAATTCGAGAACGTTTCAACGAAAACACAGTTTTGCTTAGAATCATTAAGTGAGGAGAATAGCATGGTCAATGTTCTTACAAAATAATTCTTCGCAGTTGGTAACAAGGAATAAATTATGAACAATCTTTATCACCGTGATAGTAAAGGCCGACTACGCATGTGGCGCATGGAAGTAGAAGATAACGCATACCGCACTATCTCTGGTTTGGTCAGTGGTAAGCAAGCTGTGTCTGGGTGGGTGGTTGCTGCCGGAATGAACATTGGCAAAGCAAATGAAACTACACCTTCTGAGCAGGCACAAGCTGAGGTAGATTCCAAATACACACTGAAGCTTCGTAAGAAATATTTTGCTTCAATCGATGATGTTGATGTTGTAACTTACTTTAAGCCAATGCTAGCGCATGATTATACCAAACGGTATACTGCCAAAAACAAAGTACTTAAATTCCCTGTTGCTTCGCAGCCGAAGCTTGACGGTATCCGCTGTAGTGTTTCGCGTAACATCGATCAGATTGCTACTTTCAATCCATACACTGGTAAGAATGAAATCGGTAAGCTGATCGCAATGACCCGTAACGGTACACAGCATTTTACTATTCCTCATGTTCTGCAATCACTAGAGCCTATCTTTGATGAGTATCCTGGCGTATCAACTTACGATGGAGAACTTTATAATCACGCGTATCGTGATAACTTTGAAGATCTTGTTTCTCTCATTCGTAAAACGAAACCAACTAAAGAGGATCTTGATGATTCTGCATTAGCTGTTGAGTTTCACATTTACGATTGCACTTCTACTGCTGGTGACATTGCAATCTTGGAAGAACGCCAAGGACATCTGAGAGATATCTTTGAGCAGCCCCATCTCTTTGATTGTCACATGCTTGAATATGTGCAAACACTACACGCGGAAACACAAGAAGAACTTGATGACATTTACTTGGGTTACCGTACAGATGGATTTGAAGGTCAAATGATTCGCATCTATGGCAGTCAATATAAGCACAGTCGCTCTGTAGATCTCCTTAAGAGAAAGGAGTTTATGGATGACGAATTTGAAATCATTGATATCCTTGAGGGTAAAGGTAATTGGGCCGGTGTAGCAAAGCATCTGATTATTAAACTTAACTCCAATGAAACATGCAAATCTGGGATGCGCGGTAATAAAGAGCGCGCTAAGTATATCCTTGAAAATAAGCATTTGTTCATCGGGAAAGAAGCTACCATTCGCTTCCAAGAGTATAGCAAATATGGTGTACCTCGTTTCCCAGTTGCAATCGCTCTTCATGAGGAACCCCGACTATGACTGCACAAGTTTTTGACTTCAAAACCAAACGACGTATGTATCACTTAGAAGCAGATCCTTCTGAGCGTATCAGAATTCCCACAGTTGGAATTTTTGAACACTTGAGTTCTGACCTTGATACAGTAGAAGAATTGAATAAGCTTCGAACGCAATGTGGACAATGCTATCAGTATTTTGTAATGTCCCTCGTTAATATCGGTTTGGGTGACGATATTGCGAAGATAGAAACATCCCAAAAATTAGCGGTTGCTTTGGAAATGGTAATCGCTGCGTTTATTACTTCACGTGGATATGATCATCAATTTGCTGAGCTCCTTGGTAACCTTCAAAAAGCCTTAGCGCTAAGGATGGAAAACAAAGAATTGATTGCTCTTGGTGCAGAGGATATGGGTGACTTTGATCCAATCACTTTACACTTAGGACTTGATGATCTTGAACCCGATGACTTTGACCCGGATACCGCCGCATGATTTTAGTTGATTTGAACCAAGTGATGATCTCCAATGTACTACAACAAATTGGTACATCTGGAGATTTAGATGAGAATCTTTTCCGTCATATGATTCTGAATAGTCTCCGTTCGTATAAGAGTAAATTCGGAGCTAAGTATGGTGACATTATTATCTGTTGTGATGATCGTCATTTTTGGCGTAGGGATGAATTCCCTTACTATAAAGCACACCGTAAGAAGGCTAGAACTGAATCTAAACATGACTGGGATATGATCTTTGCTGTATTGAATGAAGTTAGATCTGATCTCGAAACATACTTCCCATACTTGGTTATTGGTGTTGAGCGTGCTGAAGCAGATGATGTTATTGCAGCACTGTGTCATGATCACGGTAGAGTCCTTGGTGCATCACCACCTATTCTGATTCTTTCATCGGATAAGGATTTTGTGCAGCTACAAAAATATTCAAACGTCGAACAGTATAGTGGGATTCAGAAGAAATTTGTACGTCACCCAAATCCAGAACTCTACCTTCAAGAACATATCATGAAAGGTGATCGTGGTGATGGTGTTCCAAATTTCCTTTCAGATGATGATACTTTTGTCACTGAGAAAAGGCAGAAACCTATTGAGAAAAAGAAACTTGCAGTTTGGGTTGAACTAGAACCTGAAGAATTCTGCGATGAAAATATGCTAAGAAATTGGCATCGTAACAACACTTTAGTAAATCTCGATAATGTTCCTGACGAAATCAGAAAAAGCGTGAGTGATATATACAACAATGGACCCAAAGGAGATAGAAGCAAACTCTTTGGGTATTTTGTAAAGAAAAAACTGAAAGGTTTAATGGAAAGTATTGGAGATTTCTGATGGCATTTACTGAAGGCGTCGCAGAATTTTTAGGCAGAGTGTCTAAAGAGCGTGGGCGTGAAGCAAAAATTAAGACACTGAGAGAAGGTTATTCTCACCCGTCTGTGATTAAAGAATTGATGGCGGTATGTTTCGATAAGACGATTGATTGGTTACTTCCAGATACTGAATTCCCGGAAGGTTTCTTAAAGCTAGCAGAAAAAGGGCAAGACCTTCAAGGCGCACTTCCAGCTAACATTAGAAAGTTAGCCATTTTTCATAATCGCGGTTCTTATAGCAATCTTCCTTCTAGAAAACGCGAGGAAGTTTATCACCAATTCTTGGAGACTATTGACCCAGATGACGCAGCTATGATTGATTATATGCGCGTGCATCGACAGTTAAAGCAAAATGGATTGACGCGTAAATTAATCGCTGAAGCATATCCAGATATTTCAGGAAGATGGGAAGGTAAGGAAGATGGGCAAGACTTACAGGAAGCCTAAGCAAGGTTTTGATGATGACTACGATAGCTTTTATAGAAACGATCCCAAAATCAAAAAATCTGAAAGCAAAGAATTTCGTAAACAAAGATTGAATCGTTATGGAGAAGAAGATGACGATAACGCACATGGATACTCTAGATAATAAACACCGAAATAGTATTGTAATAGTAGGCAACGGTACATCTAGAAAGAATTTTGATCTTTTTAGTTTACACTGTCTTTATGGTAATATTTGGGGTTGTAATGCATTCTATCGAGAATATCCAGAAGCAGATAGAATTTTTGCAGTAGATGCTCGCATCATTAACAATGAATTAGTTAGCTGTGATTACCCATGGGATCAAATAACAATTCCATTAATTGAAGAACAGTGCTACGAACCCGAAGAACTTTGGAAAGGGACAGTAGTTACTAATCGCCCAAAACAAAATGCTGGAATGTTCGCAGTTCAAACTGCTATTGATGAAGGGATAAAAAATATCTATCTCATCGGCTTTGATTTTCTAGTTTTCGACGATGAAATTGCTACTTCAAATATATTTGAAAGTACGCGTAATTACACTGCAATAACTAAAACTACCATTAAAGACACACGTAGAAGGATAAATTATTTTGGTTGGATGGTAGCAACAAATCCAGATGTTTCATTCAATGTAATTTTTCCAGAAGACGAATCAGTGTTTTGCTTTGGAATTGGTAACTTTAAACTTATAACATATCAGGAACAATAGATGCCCACTTACGTATTCCATGACAGAGAAACCGATGAATATTGGGAAGACATTATGTTAATTGCAGAAATGCAAGCGTTAACAGCAGAAGTGCCTTCTATTCATACAGTTCCTCAGTCACCAATGATTGTTGCTGGTGTAAGTATCAAACGCAATCCAATGTTGGATGATGGCTGGGGTGAAACACTTTCACGCGTAGCTGCTGCTAATCCAAACACACCTTTCTCCGATCGTTATGGAGACAAAGGTATTAAAGAAACTAAAAATCGTGCGATTGTTAAAAAGCACTTTGGCGATAAACAAGAAGTTCCAGGATTTTAATGATGTCGTTACCTAAATTTGAAAGACGCGATGATGCAGTTGGCAGAAAAAACGGAGTGTATTATAACACTCCAGAAGGCATCCGTCTACCCTCAGTAAGCAAAGCACTTTCGGAATTTTATCCAGAGAAAAAAGTATCACTTGAAGAATGGCGTAAACGTATAGGATACGAGGAAGCTGATCGTATCTCAAATGTAGCACGCAACAGAGGACATCAGCTTCACGATTTGCTTGAAAAGTATCTTATCAAGAGCACTGATGTAGGAAAGATTACACCTACTTGCTTTGAGCTTTTTAAGCAGGTTAAACCTATCATTGATGATAATGTAGGTGAAGTGTTTCTTCAAGAAGCACCTTTGTGGTCACACAAATATAATTTGGCAGGACGAATTGATCTGTTAACAAATTGGTCAAGCGTACTGTCTACAGTAGACTTCAAAAATTCTATTAAGCCTAAGAGATTGGAATGGATACAAGATTATTTTCTCCAAACCACCGCTTACTCTTTAATGATTGAAGAAGTCTATGGGGTTAAGGTTACACAAAACGTAATCCTTATTGCTGTGGTTGAAGATCCTTCTCCACAGGTCTTTATCAACAATCCACAAGAGATGAAAAATCATGAATTCTTCACATCCCGGCTTTCGTAATATGCTTAATGTGTTTATGTTTATAGTTACACTCTTCTTTTTGAGTGTGGCAGCAAATGCGCAAACCACTACACCAAAACCATATGGAGCTCCAGATAGATTAGTAACAATGAACACAGTAGTTGAAGCTTTGTGTGGTCCTCATGATCAACTTGTAGAATTCCTTTTTCGAAAACATGGTGTTATAAAAGGTAATCAAGAAATGGTTCGAGATTCTGGACAGTCCGCAGAATTCTACTTTCCAATTGATCGGAGTACTTTACACATTGTATTTCATAATCCTGCAGATGGATATGCGTGTGCTATGGCCCATGGTCGCCATCACCTTTACGGTAAAGAAGTAGTTCCTTCTAAGCAGACCCAGTGAAATTAATATTACTTATATTATTACTTGTATCGATGATGGGTTGCACTCCTGGAGCGTATCGGGAGCTTCCCCAAAACGACAATCATATAAATACTCATCAGGTGGTTATTAGATTTTAACTTTAAAAGATTTATACCTTTACTAGAAGGTGGGATTGTTATATGATAGTACAAGTAAATGCCGAACGATGTTTTATGGAAAAACGGTATCTATCTGGATTAGAAGATCTACATTACGACGTCCAGAATACTGACAAAGTATCAGAGGAACTCAAGGAAGATATCCGACATCATATTATTTCTCTTCGGAGAGTAATAGAAAAGTTATATAAAGATATTTGAATGATAGTAAACTCTATATCTAGAGGCTTCAGGACCCGGGTTCGATTCCCGGCGTTTCCACATCAATGGGGACGACAAGGTTTCGACTGGATGTACAAAGGCGTTAGAGCTATCCGAAAGGTGAAGGACGTAATCCTCGCAAAACAAATAATTGTAAACACAAATGCAATGATCGAAGGTTTCGCACAGATGGCTGCTCAGGCAGTCACTCCTAGCGATAAGGTAGCTCTGGCTGCTTAAAGCTTTCTGGGGTCTGGCCCACCTTATTAACCAACGGGCTATTTATTACACACAACACACACACAACACAGAGTACAAAGTTAATGAAGAAATGGTTAGGAAAAGTTTTCGATGCACTTATTGCAGCACGCGAAACAGAAGCACAACGCAGAGTATCACACCTTATCAAGCACGCAACTGATGTTGCTGACTTAGATCACAAAATGAGAAAAGCTGGTCTTGGAGGAATTTGATTATGAGTAAAACCCCTTATGAATTGCGGAGTGAAACTCTCCTTGCTGCCAAGGATATGCTCGATAGACAAGCAGATCAATATTTCGAAATGTCTAGAATGGCTATGAATTTTGCAATTACATCTGGTCAAATTGCAGCAGAAAGCTGGGAAACTTATCTCCCAAAAAGTTATAGCACAGAAGATCTTATAAAGAAAGCACAAGAACTTCAAGAATTCATAAACAACAAAAACACTCCAACATCACCTGAATAAGGTAGACTTTATATTATGGATTATGTTCAACCTATTGACTGTATGGCAATTGTTATCTATCGTGAAGCCCGAGGAGAATCAGAACTCGGGCAACACGCGGTAGGGTATGTTGTCAAAAATCGCAAAGATCATCCTAAGTTCCCAGACACTATCTGTAAGGTAGTATTTCAAAAATGTCAGTTCTCTTGGGTTTGTCAGATGGATGATTATTCACACAGGAAAGGTAAACTTTGGGGAAAATCTAAAGTAGTTGCTCGCCAAATACTGGATGGGACTGTTGAAAACCCAGTCCCAAATGCAGTGTTCTTTAAAGGTTTACATTCACGTAAGTGGAGATATCCTTTTATCAAGAAAATTGGAGGACATAATTTTTATGCATACCCCACCAAAAAGTAAAGTAAAGAAAATTTTCATTTCTGGTCCAATGACTGGTTATGAAAACTTCAACACAGCTGCTTTCTTAAAAGCAGAGAGAACATTGATAAACCTTGGTTGGGAAACGATCAACCCTTATCGAAATGGTGTTGAGAAAACAGATGAATACTTTAATCATCTTCACGCTGATTTCCTTATGTTGCTTAACGCAAATTTCATCTATCAACTGAACGGGTGGAAAGATTCCCACGGTGCTTTCATGGAATTTATGGTAGCAAATTCTACGGGTATTCCCTACATTCGTGAAAATTGGGATTGGGGTGGACCATATACACCAGAATATTACGACCAAGCTGTGATGTACGCAGATCAAGATAGATTCCGCCCTACATATAATAGTTTAGATTCTAATTTTTCTAACATACATCAAGAGGTAACATGAATGCTAGATGTAGTAGCATTTTCACGAGACATTGAAAATCTTGTGGAAGTCACAGGTCTCGAGTATATGGATGCAGTATGCCACCATTGCGGAGATAATAACATAGAAATTGAAGTGGGTGCTGAACTCCTTTCAGATAAAATTCTCGCGAGTATTGAAGAGGAAGCGGTACATCATCGTTTACTAAAAGATAACACTAAACGAGGAAGACTGCCTATATAAAATATGGAAGGTTTTGAAACGTACCGTAAATATTTAGCATTAAAGAGACACTTCACCACAGATTACAATTACTTCAAATATCGAGGTAAGGTCAGAGTATCTGAAGCAAGTTTTGCCAAGAGAAATGACCGGTACATCTTTCAGAAAATTGAAAAGAAATATACTGACAATGTTCAAGATTTTCTTCTCGCGAATTTGCTGAAAGATCAATCTGCTTGGATTGGAAATTTTAGTGAAGAGGTTTATCTCGAATGGAGAAAAATTTCTAAAGCACTAGGTTACCGCGTCGAGCAGGATCTGCTTATGATTAAAGAGTACATGACTGAACATGATGTGTCATTCACGTCTCTCTTCAAAGCAGATGGTAGTCAACACCCGCCATTATTAAAGATGTTTGTGCTCAACTGGATACACATAAATACTATGTGTGCTTTGGAAGTTGTGATACATTACGTTGATGGCTGGGAGCACAAACATATAGATCCACTTTCTTCGGAGCAGATAGATCTCATTCGAAATTATCTTGGCTTTTTAAGCCTTGATAGAAGGAGGTTTGTTACGCTTTTAAAGAAAGTTATATGTTAAATAGAATGACCAGATGATATAATACTAGAATGAAACTGTCTACATCATGATATTTTGAATAAGCTTCATATAAAAACATACAATATATAAAATACAAAGGTAATACGAAAGATGTCAAACAGTTTAGCTCAGATGAAGAAAAACAAGAAGTCCCGCTACGATTCTCTTATCGAAGCAACAAATAAGATGCAGTCTGGAGGCAAATCAAAAGATGATCGCTTCTGGCAGCCCACTCTTGACGAAGCCGGAAACGGTTCTGCAATTATTCGATTCCTCCCTGCTCCAAAAGGTGAAGACCTTCCTTGGGTGCGTATTTTCTCACACGGATTTAAAGGACCGGGTGGATGGTACATCGAAAATTCATTGAGCACAATTGGTGCAGATGACCCACTTGGTGAATTTAACAATCGTCTCTGGAATAATGGTACTGAAGCTGGAAAGCAACAGGCACGAGATCAGAAGCGTAAGTTAAAGTATATCGCTAATATCCTTGTAGTTAAGGATCCTAAGAAGCCAGAAAACGATGGGCAGGTTTTCCTATTCCGCTTCGGTAAAAAAATCTTCGATAAGATTAATGACCAGCTACATCCTGAGTTTGAGGATGAGTCTCCAATTGATCCATTCGACTTCTGGGAAGGTGTTAATTTCCGCATGAAGATTCGTAAGGTAGAAGGTTACCGTAATTACGATAAGTGCGAATTTGATAGTGTATCTACAATCTCCGAAGATGACTCTGAAATAGAGGAAATCTGGGGTAAGCAGTATTCACTAGAAGATCACGTTTCTGCTGACAAGTTCAAGACTTATGATGAACTTCAGCGTAAATTGAGTCGTGTATTAGCATTAGATTCTGCTGCATCTCATCAGGATGATACGCCTGCTTGGGGTGATGATCAAGTAGATGCTGCTGCATCTCAAAGTACTGGAAAGCCAGTAATGGAGCCTCCTGCTCCAGGTGACGCCGACGATGGCGATGACGCATGGTTGAAAGAAATTCAAGCTGATTTAGAGGATGAATAGTTAATGATTAAGTATAACGCGAAAGATGGTTTTGTTGAAGCAACTACTGCTGAGGAAATGGCAGATTTCATGAATGCTATGGGTTTACTACCAACTGTAGTAACTACTGCACATGATAGAGACGAAGCTGAAGCTGATAATGCTTCGGTGATAGCGTCTAAACCTACTGATTACTCACAGCAAGTTCGACAGCTAGATGTCCTTCCACAGAAGCTTCAAAGTGGAACATTTGCTGGTCGGATTGGTCTTCAATGGATGGGTGGATCTTGGGTACACAATACAGAATATGCTGAAGATGCAGCATTGATGCAACAGTTGTATGATTATCATGGCGTAGCAGAAAACCTACGCGTATATAGTCCTGTATGGAGAGGTCTAAACGGTGGTAAAGTAGCATCACGTTACCGTAAAGATCCCTGGTAATTAGCGATTACCACTCCGATACATCGGGTCAGGGATCAGCGCTGCTGTACTGGGTGCTGATCCCGCTGTCTGATTTGGAGTTTGAGCAGGAGTATTTTTCTGTTCAATAATTTTAGTATCATTGTTAACAACAGTAACTGCTGGTGGCTTACTAGCAGCTTGCTGAGAAAGGCCATCTAAAGTAGCACCGGAAGTAATGGGTGGCATTTCTACATTTTGCAAATATCCACCCGCACCTGCTTCTGGTACAACAAAAGCATTATATGATTTCGCCCCAAGAGTCTCGCCGACGTTTGCTCCTGCTTGGCCGAACATCCTTGATATTGAGTCAGTCAATCCGTCGGAAACAAACACGGAGTTTCGCCCAAATGTGTAAATTGCTTCCGCAATCCCAGCCAATACATCTGCTAATACTGATCCAATTTTGCTAAGAATGTCAGTAACTATACCGTCATAATTAACATCAAAATCTGGCATCATACCTGATATAAAGGTCGAAGCACCTTCTCCTACACTAGCCATTCCATCAAACAATTCTTTTGAAACATAATCAATAGCACCATTGTAAATAGCAAGCATTTGAGTACTTAACCAATCTGGAAATGAAACAATATCTCCGAGTAAATTATTAAGAGTACTCTCTACATCTGGAAATAATTCTTTAGACATATTATCAACAGCTTGATTGTATACACCCATTATTGAAGCACTTAACCAATCAGAAAAATTCATAACATCAAACGCGTATTCTTCAACCTTTCCAAACAATTCTTT